TTCCGATCTCTCCGACATTATTTATTTAGAAACCGCCATTTTCTTCAGCTAGTGTAGAGCCAGCCGATGTGTCAGCATAACCTGTGTCACTGAAAGTGGTGCTTCCTTTATATTTTACTTGCATATCATAGTCGCCAGCCGCTGTTAAAGTGTCTGCCGGTAGAGCTGCAAATTCAACTGTTGTAGAAATTACGTCTGCAACTTCTACTGTTGGAATAGATAACATAGCTCTTGGAATATCCAACTCAATGTTTGGAGCTGTTCCAGAAGCATTACCCATAAATAAACTCATATCAAATGATGGCTGAATTAAACTTGTTGCAGATGTTAAATCTTTTAATAGTTGGTTAGAACCATTAGATTTAGTATCTAAGTAACAAGTTAATGAACCAGTCACATTTCTAGCTCCTGTAAATGAACCAATAGGTTTATCTACAATACCTAATGTTTCGGGAGTTAAATAAGTAATATTATTAGCAATTGTTATACTTCCGCCTGTTATATTAACTGAATAAGTTTTAGAATCTAAGCCACCTGAACCTGCTCCGCCGCCTTGAGCAGCTGTAGATAAAGATAGTTGTGATAACTTATTCTTTAAGTAATCAGCATCTGCACTACCAGTAACATCTACATAATTATATTTTTCTGCAAATGTTCCATCTGTATTGCCAGTATCTGTAGTACCATCTGTTGATAATACTTTTGAAGGGTCTTCAATAATTTCAGACACTTGGTCAATAGTTGTAGCATTACCTGACCAACTTAAAGTTGCTATACCATCAATAGAGAAGTCAATCTCTACTTGGTTGACTTGACATTCGTTAAGTCTATATGTTGTATTTTCTAGTGCAAAGAAAATGTTTAGTTTTAATAGCTCGTGAGCATCTGAACTTACAAAGTTTACGTCTGCTGTAGATGATGTGAATTTAACAGCACCATTGGTTGTTTCACCGGCTGCACCACCTTGAGAGGTATCTGCATCATCTTCTGCCTTTGTTATACTTTGTCCAGCAAGAGCTGCCCAAAGAATGTTCTCTACCATATCTATTTGACCTGTATCTCTAAAAGAGTTTGTTCCATGAACAAAAGGTCTAGCATATGTTTGGAATGACCATTCTGCAGGAGCCAAGGAGTCGTTAAATCTTCTTGAAGTCCTGTTCGGTGTAGCACCCGCTTCACTGACTGTAATGTCAGTATTTTCACTAGCTTGAGAAAAACTATACCCATCTAATACACCAATTTTAAAAGTATTTGCATTACTCTCGTTACCTTTAAAGACTCCAAGACCATTTCTGCTACCGTCTACGGTTTTACCATTAGCTGATACTCCGTCTACAACTGCTGTAAAACCAGTAGCTGTACCTGTAGTAGCAGTTTGAGATAGATTTTCTCCATCTGTAAAGTTGTTGCCTCTAAAGTTATTTGGAATGTAAACTGACTCAACATCACTACCGCTAACGGTTTTAACGATAACTTTCATTTCATCAGAGTTGGTTGCACCTTGCAATGTGAGAACATCGCCTACAGCATATGTTCCACTGGAAGTTCCAGCAAGTGTAGTTATACTTTTAACTCCACCTCTTGAAGCATTGCTATTTGCAACAACCCCATTCACTGAGCTAACAAATACTTTGGTATTTCTTGATAGATTTAAAGCCATTGCTTCTCTCCTATTTACTTCTATGGAAAGGATTTCGCATGATTTTAATCAGCGTCTTCGTTTCCTAATATCGTACTTCGAGTACTATTTCTCCTATACCTAGAGGAGCAATTACTCCTTCATCAGTACTTATAGACTCGATCGTTATAGATGTTGCCTTTAAGTTAGGGTCTACAGTGTCATCATACACCAATGCATCATTCTCGTCGATTACTCGTTCGATATCTTCGAGTAATAATGCTAATTCTTCTTGAGCATCTTCTGCGTTTTCCACATATGCTCTTATCGTAACTGTTAAAAATCTCCATTTAAAGCCGCCAGGTTGATATTCTCTTTCTTCATCTCCTGGTACTATGCAGACTTTTGGATATTGTTCTATTTCATCTAGAAAAACCATTTTAGTAGCTACATTATCAAATAAGTTTATTTTATACGGATGGCTACCATCTATTTGTTTTAGTTTTTCTCCAAGAGCATGGGCAATTTTCTTTCTACCTGTTCTATATATGCTTGCCATTATACTCTCCTAAGCGTAAATTTTCTTTCTGTATACTTTAAT